GAGCCAGAAACGCTATCTACCTTTAAAAATGTGCCTGCTGTTATATTCCCTGTTGGAAATTTTATAGTGTACGATTGCCCTGCACTATGTGCAGGACTTTGTAGGATAATCCCATGAGTATTGGCTTCACAATTGAGCTGAATTGCACCTGGATTTGTAGCCCCTAAAATTTCTACATTACCAGTTCCTTTTGGTCCTACTTTTAAATCTATATTAGAATCACCACCAGTTGCTTGAATAGATGGTGCATTACCTGTTGCAGCGTTAGTTATATCTAATTGGTTTACTGCAGATGCTGTCGTTTGAAATACTATTTGTTCATTTCCATTTTCATCGTTGATACCGTGTGCATCGTCAAAAGCTATGTTAAAACTATTTGTGTCTAAGTCTCCACCTAATTGTGGAGATGTATCTTCAACTATGTTTGAGATACCTAAAGCTATTGTATCAATATCAGGATTAGTGCCATCATTTGCAGTTGCAAATACAATGGCATCACCTTTGTCTGTTGCTGAAAAAGTAAACGAGTCTCCTGAACCAGTCGCATATTTAAACTGAACTGTATATGCACCTGATGTTGAGTTTCTTAAAAAATAAAAGGTTTGAACATCTATTGGAATAGTTACAATCTGATTACCTGTAATAGTTCCTGTGAACTCGATCATTCTGTGAGATAGTTCGGCACCAGTTGATCCATCAGAAACTGCTAATGCAGTTGTTTGGGCTCCACCTGCTATTGACTTAGAGATGTACCCACCAG